AAATTATACATGACGTACTCGTAAGGCTCTCCGAGTTCTGAAATTCCTTTTTCTTCTTTAAAATCTGCGGTATAACCAATGCTGATTTCGCCGGTGCCGTTGGAGGCAGCCTCAACCCCGCGCTCGTCCATAATCAGCAAACCAGAACGAAGATAATCTCCAGCACGAACCACATTTGTATCGGACACGCCTACCTGATGCTTCTTAATGCTCTTCGCGTTAATCAGTCCTTGGTGTCCTACGGTAATGGGGCGCAGTCCGAAGGATTTCATCGTTTCTTCTTTGAACACTTCCGAGGCAGGGCGGTAGACAGAAACAAATTGTTCGGGATCGCGGTCAACCGGCTTGCCGTTGATTACAACCCACTTGGCTTTATACTGAAAAACGCCGGAACGAGTCAGATTGGCCGGAACAGATAAATAGCCCTCCGGCGTGATCTGCCGGTTGCTCTGCTCGTTTTCAATTATGTCGAAAAGCAACATAGAAAGGTTCCCGATTCAACTTACAATTTAACCGTATCCTTGCTTGGAACAATTTCATGCAAGACATTTTTTGAAGAAAAATTGAAGAGGGGGGTTGCGACGCATCGGCAATTTATCGCGTGACCGGGTACGCCATCCTCCGGCGGCTGGTTAAAGAACTTCCCGTCCGGCGCGACCGGCGGCTTCGGCACCTCTGCCCAAAGGAAGTATTTTCCTTCCCTCGTCCAGTGGTTCTTGTCGGGAGGCACCCTCGGATATTTTCCTCTTGGATTTCCGCGCACCCGCTCATCCTGCATATTGTGCCACTGATATCCAATAGAGCCATAAGACTGTGATTTGATGCGTACCACTTCTCCGTGAAGTTTATTCATCTGGTCGCGGGCAATCAGTCGTGCGCGGTTTTTGGACATGCCGTTTATTTTTTGAAGTTCTTCACTGAGTATCCCAGTTCCGGTCTGGTGGTAATTAAGAACTGCCACTTGGATTTTATCGAGATAGCCTTGAGAAAGATTCCTGACCAGTGAGACGTTCTCGGCCACTGCCGCGTTGAGCGCGTCGTTTAAAGCGAAAGAGGTATCAAAAGCCATCGGTGCTGTTTCTACGAGCCCCGTTACCGCCCTGTCCGCCCGCATAATTGAAGCATCCCGTGCTTCGCCGAAAACCGTTTCAACGATAGACGGTGCCTTTTTGAGTCGCTCTTCGTGCATTCTTTGGATGTCTGCAAAAACTCTCAGCTTCTCGCTGATCGGTAAATCAGGATCATTAATCCCTGTCTCCTTGGCTTGGCGGGTGATGTACCCAAGGAGCGCGAGCAGGAAAAGCTGATACCGACGCTCGCGGGACTTGTCCGGTTTGATCGGGGCTGACTTTTTTATAGTCACCGCGTCACGCTTTCTTAGCTGCCTTCGCCGGTTTCACCTTCTCCTGCGGAACTCCGCCAACGGCTTTCACGGGCGATGGGGGTTGAAAATCCTCATTCCCCGCTTCCACGTCGAACTCCGCCGCTTTCTCTGCCGCGTCTACGTCGTCCGTGGTCAGGTTACGGATCAATCCCAACTCAATCGCGTCCCGCTGAAGGGCGAAGGGAGATATGCCGAGGTTTGAAAGGGTAATCAGAACATTGGCCTGCTGATTCTGGTACGTCGCCTTTTCGATGCCGGATAACTGCCAAAGGCTATTGAACTCATATTGAATGTCGGGATTGTGTTTTCCCAAAGCCGAGCGGATAAGTACCTCGTCGAGCTGATTAAGCTTTGGAGCGAGTTTATTTTCCTGCTCGGATTTAATTGAGTCGTAATAGTTCCGGGTGTCCGAGTCGCCGGTAGCGTTCATGCCCCCCGGAGAACTTCCCAGCAGGCGGGTGATTGGAACATCAGTAGCGGCAGCGAGTACGTCGAGAAAGGCGCGGTAGATGTCGGGGAGGCCTGCGAAGGGGAAGGCGTTACGGGTGAAGGTATCTTCCGAGTCGATTACAGCCATGTTGAGCATGGATTTTGCCATATCCATTGTCAGAAAGCGGTTCATGGCCTTGTTGTCGCCATCCTTGGATGCGAGCAACTGAGCGAGTCCTTTAACCGATACTACGTCCACATTGGCCTGATGCACTCCCTCAATAATGGCAGCGGCGAGGGTTTCATTATTGACAATTGCGTTGTACCACCGCTGAACGTCCGACTCTCCCCAGCACTTCAACTGCCGCTCCACGCGGATCGGCATCTTACGTCCATGAAAGAAAATGATACGGGAGTTGTGAATGGCAAGGTTGCTGATGTCCGTAGCAATCCGGTAATGCTCAGCCTTGCCATAATCCACGGACAGTGGGTTGTAGTTTATCGGCCCCTGCTCGATAAGCTCCCAACGATCCGCTGGAGTCAGACGGTTGAGTTGTCCTTTTCGGATCTTGGTATAATCAAGGGGGGTGTCCATCTTACCTTGCCCATCGACGTGCATAACAAGTCCCGCTCCCCCGTAGAGAGAAGCCCACACAAGGGCTGTTCGGACATCGTTTCGAGCATCTACCCTTTTTTCTTCTGTCTCGATGGCTTTGATTTCTTGGGGGGTGAGGTCAGAACAGTTGAAGGTGCGCCACTGCCGCGTCATGTCCCACGGACGAATATCAACAGCCTTGCTGATCCAATAATTCCGGTAGATGTTTTCGAGCTCAATCCGGTCTAGTCTCTGATCCCGTTCGAGAGTGGATTGCGGGCCGCGAGATTTGCGAGTGCCCAAACCGCTGACCAAGTTTTGCAAGCCGTCCTCGACCAATGTCTCTGCGGTACGTGGCGTTTTTTCGGGTATGGGTTTTTTACTCATGCCCCGAAATGTGGTTCAACGGAAACAGAGAAGTCAATTATGTAATTTACAAAACATCCCACATACTCACCTCTTGCTGGTCAAGTAGAATCTCAACCGCATCCATCATCGGGTCGATCTGGTCGTCGTGCAAATGAGTCATCAGCCGTGTGAAAGAGCTGGCCTCTTCAACGAACGTGTTTGAAAACTCTCTTCCCTCTGGAAGAAAAACCTGTCTTGCTTGAACGTGCGGAGCCGTGTCGCCGGAGCGGGTAGCCTTATCGCGGTTGCGCTGGATGGGGATAATCGCAATCATCGTTGAACCGGGCAGGCTTTGAATCAGGCCGGTGCCACTGGCCTTATCCTCGATGTACAAGGCCTCCAGACGATACTTAGCTTGAGTGCTGTTTATAAACCCCGTTGCGACTCGCTTCAATTCGGGGGCTTCCCATTTCCCCCTAACTTGGTCAATTAAATAAATCCGGCTCTGAGCCTTCCACAAACCCCACGCCTGAAAAACAGAGTAGTCGTTGTGCTCTGCCGTCTTCATCGCTGTGTCCCCGACAATAATCACGCGATCAAAATCAGGGATTTCCGCATCCCGATACCATCCCCACCACTCCGATTTAAAAACAGAGCCGCCTGCCGGAGAAGGCTCTTGCTGGTACTGAGCCGAAAAAACATACTCGTTGGTTGCACACATCTGCTTCAAAACAGCGACCGTGTGTTTGCGCGGCCAGAGCGCGGTGCCATCATCCCGTAGAGTTTTGAGTTTTAAATGCTTAAACTTCTCGCTGGAGTCCGAAAGCACTTTTGCAGTAAAGTCACCCTCGTGAATCCGCTGCATGATGATAATGGTCGGCGTGGTCTCAGGGGAATTGCGTCGTGACTTGATCGTTTCGTCCCAGTGGGCATTTACCTGATCGCGCCGGGTCGTATGGGCATCTGACGGCTTTAGCGGGTCGTCGATCAGGATACAACCGTGGTAGACGTATTCGCCCTTCTCGTCAAACTCCGCCGTTGCCCCTGCCCCGAACCCGGTCACCTGTCCCCCCGTGGCCGTAGCCTTGAAGAGCCCTCCTTCCGTGGTGCGCCACTCCCCCTTCCTGTCGTTATCGGGATCGATCTCGACTTTGAACAGGTCATGAAAAAAAGTGCTCTTGATGATCGTGCGGATTTTATCTGAGTTGCTTACCGCCAGCTCGTCGGAATAGGACAGGTGTAGGTACTCACACTTTGCGTTGTGGGCATACGTCCACGCCACAAACAAAACGATCATTATGGTTTTGCCGTAGCGGGGGGCCACGTTGATAACAAGGTTTTTCTCCTGTCCTGTCCAAACCGCCATAAG